AATTTAGATGAAGATATGATAGAGATTACAACTTACCCCGATTTCGAGGTAATTTATATTAATTTTGAATACAAGGGAATACCTGAACATATACCTATTTTGAAAATTCATTTACGAGAAAGACCGGCGGCAGTAAAAAGTAGTTTAGCCGAGATTTATGTAGAAGACGCAAAAGACGCAAATGAGGTTGAAGAGTCGGATAAAGCATCAATTGAAGTGAATTCTATGGGTGAAATGTCTGTTCATATTCCAGAAAATCCCAAAATAGACAAGAATTATAATGCTATTTTGGATGAATTGTTCTTGCAATCCAATATTGTATTTGGAGAAGACGTTGAATTAGAAATTAATGTAGAGGTTGGAAAGAAAGAACAGCGATATGGACTTGAAATACAATTGAAAGATTTAATGGACGAACTTCTCTCAACAATTCCCAATTATAAACGAACACCAGTTGTTATGGAGCGCATAAGCACAATAGTTCGTCGTTTTAAAGAACTTCGGCAGATATTCTCTACATTTGATGCAAATGGAAATGTTATTGGATATACAAATATTAGTGCTGCATACAAACCACTTGTTTCTAGTTTGGAAAAAATGGATCGTAATTTGAGGTGGATTTTACCGGTGGTTAAACAGAGAAGCAAAATATTTACACAATTTGAAGACGAAACAATAATAAATTCATCATTAACAAAAGACTTGAAATCTTATGAAAATAAGAAGGACGTTGCAAATATTCAAGATCGATATGCTGCGTTTTATACTAATATCAATGACGATTTAACACCTTTTGCCGAACCCGAGACGAGACTAGATGTTTTAACAGATGACGCACAAAAAGTAGCAGCGGATTTAGAAACAATTGTTGATAATTTGGAAGAGTATTATTCTTATACATTTTTAAATGGTAAAAATAAACAGGCAAATGTTTCAAAACAACGTTTTGTAATCCAAAAATATAATATGGGTCTTTCAAAACTGGGGGAGCATACGATGAAATCCGGGAAACGTATTTTTATAAGAGAACCAATGACCCAAAATGACACAATTGCTGTGAAATCTATTGTAATATTACCAAACCAAGCAGTCGAATTTTCCAGAGTTGATTTGCCACATACAAATATATTAATGAAGGCGAGTCTAAGTCATAATTGGTTATACTATTTCAAACTTATGAATAAAAATCTCTCTCTAAAAACAAAAATTATAGAGGAATTGGATAAGGAAGTTCAGTATGAGAATTCAAATGAATTACATAATACAACCAAGTTTTTGGATTCGGCAGTTGATTTCGAAATTTCACATTCGATTTTAAAAGAAGATGGCTCTAACTTTCATAGTTTTTTAAATTCGGTTATACCAAAAACGCGAGTTCTTATTCAAATGTTGCGAAACCGAGCAACCGCATATAATTTCAAAGATATGATACAGTATTTCGAACCTTTTTTATTATCCGCTGACAATATTACGTATTCTGGTCGTATTCCAGGAGATAAACACGCAGATATTATGGCAGGTAGAGGTGGTCCTTATCAGGAAATCAGGACACATATCAAAGAACTTATTAAAAAATACAAGACAGAATATGCTGACAAGCGCAATAAATATGCGTCTTTACTTTCTAAACGGTATGATGATGTGGGGCGATATCAATTGAACAATATATATAAATTATTAGCCTCTAATGATGAATACTTGAAATTGATGACAAAGCGTTATAAATTGGATAGTGAAGAAAGTTATAAGAACAGTACTGTATATAAATCTTCGTCTGAAATTTTGAATAAAATATTGTTGGAGGATAATGGAAATGTCTGTTCTAGTATGACTTCTCTAATAATGTCGTTTTTATACACACCGAATTTGTCTAATATGATAACAATTGATGATGATGGTGCTATTACATCTAACAGTAAAACATGTAGTACCAGAGTAATTGCTAAAAAATACACCTCTGTTCGCGATTTACAAAAGGACAATGATATTAGTGAAGATATATTCTTTGATAAGGATTATGACAATACGCCATATCCCTTGTTAAATAAATATTCGGACGACCGAAAGAAGATGATGGCAACTGATTTTGTTGATTTTTTGAAGGCAAATTTACTAGATAAGCATGATGCAAATCCATCAACTGTTGATGAATTAGTAAAAACATTGATTGCTGGTAAAAAGAAGGTATTTGATGGAAATTATGCGGTTTTAATAGAATACCCCCAATTAGGGAAATCAATTGAGGAAGAAGAATTATCATCAAACGAAAAAGTGAGTGTAGAGATTGAAGCGGATGCGAAAAAAAAGGTGAGTTATTATGTTAGAAAGAGAGGCAACTGGACACGTGATATAGATGCTGAAGATAAGCTTTCTTTGAATAATGATACCATATGCTACAGTGATAAAAAATGTGTTGTTAATAAGAAAGAATGTTTATCACAGGAAGATAGTTCAAGTCATATGAAGAAAATTGCGCAAAAACTCGCAATGAAAGAATATGATGAAACCACGATTGAGCAGACAATGCATGATATGGAGGCAGAATTAAAAGTGCGTTCTCTATATTTGATTGATATTTTGAAGAAGAAAATTTGGCTTAAAGAAAGTCGAATGGAACAACATGATTATTACGCGAAAAATCTTGGGAAACATGCGGTTAAAATTGATATTGTGATTTCTCCATATGAAGGGTTAAGAGACTTAATTTTGGAACAAACTGATTTTGTCAAGAAACAAAATGATATTAATGTTTTTCGTGATAATTTTTGCAGAGACGCGATTATTAATGATTATACAAAGGAGTCGCCATACTGGCTCTATTGTATTGATTCTAATACTAAATTATTACCTCTATTTTTGTATGAACTCGCTATTAAATATATTATAGGATCTGACTATAAATATGAATTGGATGTTGTTTGTAAAAAAATCGGACGAATAAGTGACGATGGCGAATCAATTGTAGATATGCATACTGGATATATCATAAAAGCAATTGATTTTATTGCTGAGGATCAATATGATGAATCTGGGTTCAAATTAATAACACATGAAGTATTAGAAAGAGAAGCAGGTGATGCTTTAAAAGACGCTATAAATAGAGATATAGTGGATGATCAACCGAATTTCACAGTTGTAAATAAAAACGTGAAAGTTTTTGAAAATGAACTAACACAAACCGTTTATAATATAGCACGTTCTCTATGTGGTTATATGGATATTGATTTCGAACCGATTGAAGGAAAAATAATATCCATTTCTATAAAATTATTAAGTGCCAACCTCTATAGTGCCGAAAAATATAAGAAGATAGAAGATATGAATGTAAAAAAGAATGTTGTAATTCCATCTTTTAAAACGTATCGAAATCAAAATATTGTGTTTTTCACGGCGGCTACCACATTTGTTGCTATTCAAACAATGATCCCGTCTTTCAGACCAAGTAAGACATTTCCCGGCTGCGTTTTCAGTTTTGGCGGATATCCATTAGATGGAGGAATGGAGTATACAACTGGAATAAAGTATTTATCGTGTGTTATAGAGAAGATTACAGGCAACGTTGAGCCGTGGAATAGTATAAAACATTTGAAACGCGAAGGAATTATGAAACGATTGATGGAGTATATCGGAAAGATATTGAAAGAGGATGAGGTAGATTTGCTTTATATTAAAAAGAAAAATTATCTTATCTTAGAGCCTGATATGTTTATTCCAGAGGTGCATAATGTTGGAAAATGGAGGTCTTTTCAACCACCAATTGTTCCATTTTCTATCATAAAATCTCTTAAAAATATATCGGAAAATTTCAAAGAAGAACTTGCGGTCTCTATTAAATCAGGACATAAAAACCAACACGCACAAATCGGTCTTATTTATAATAAAATTATACAACATACATATGCGGTGATAGAAGCAGTAAATAAAATTGTAGGTGAAGGTAAAGATGCGCTTTTGAAAGCAGGAACCATTATATTTTTGGAGAATGCGTGTTGTGAAGAGAGACAATATAGGACATCAATTGATTTCTTTATTGAAAAAGACGCAAATATAAGAAAATTTATTGAGTTTGTTAAGAAAAACGGTGAATTATATGAGGAATTTAAACTGATGACTAGAGCTGCGTATATATCACCGGGAACAAAATCAAATTCAAATAGATTAATAAGTTCAAATGATGGTAAAATCAGCGAAGAAAATATTTATTCTGCATTTATTCATTATTGTAAATTGTTAAATGCGCAAAGTCTAGTTCCTGATGATATGCGCATATTTTTTCAAGAGAAACCGGGTGGTATGCAATCACAGTGGGATTTGAAACAAGTAATAGATCATTTAAAGAAATCTGGCAAAACATTTAATCACGACTCTCTACAAAATTTAATGCAATTAGTAGCAAAAAGAAATTTAATTCACGGACTTCAAATACAAAAGACCGAAATACAATATACTCGTGCGTTTTCGGCACTTATTGAGCGTTTGAACGCAAGTTCTGAACCGGTAATTGAGGCCAAATTGGTTGATTATTTAAAAACGACATTGGATGTGTTTGATATTAATAGTCCGGTTGATAATGACACAAATACTGTAAAAAGATTAAAGAAGCATTTATCCCAAGTAAATAGAGAGATGTGTTCTAATATAATGAGTTATATCCGTGAATTTGGTACAACTAGAACGCAATCAGATAAAGATAAAATCGAATATTTTTTACAGAACTTGACCAAATGGAATTGTGATACAGATATGCAGACATCTGGGCTATATTATGATGAGGGTATGTACAAAATAGTTCAATATGTGAGAAACGCCGTTTTTATGATAACTAAATCGGCACCTGCAATTATTACAGGTTCATCTCATGGTGAAAGGAAAGCATCTTCCATGAGACATTGGGGTCTTTCAGATAAACATTATACTGTATTAGATGCCCATATTAGCAAGTATTTTGAAAAGATGCATGCGTATGCAAAAGATGAATTAATTTGCCGTTTTTTCAAAGACATTAATATGAAAATGATAGATTTGAATTTATTTTTAACACATATTCCGGTTTTTACACCATTTATTAATGACGAAAAATTATATTATTTATTGTTTGACAAAGAAACTCTGTATTTGCTTCATTCATATTGTTATTATTCGGTTTTATATGAAATTGTTACAGAAAGTGATACAGATGAATATTTAAAGTTAGATATTCAAGAGGTGAAAACAAGTCGTAGAGAATTTAACAAAACTAGAAATGATGTTGTTTTAAAAGCAGTTTCAGAAGAAGGATATGAAGACTTGGACGAAGTAAATATTTTAACTGGAAACCGAATGGAATTCAGACAACGCGTATGTGATTTAATGATGATAATGATAGAGATGGATATGGTTAATAAAAAGACAACCGATACATCATATGAAGATCTTTCATCCAAATCATATAATGAAAGTAAGCGCGAAAAAGCAACCATAACTGATTATTTGAAAAACATGACTATTGAGGAACGTCGCGTCGAAAATGTTTTGAAGAAGTATAAGATGGGTCGCTGGAATTTGGGAGAGCAAAAAGGAGTTTATAAATACGATAAAGAACGTTATAATATAGAGACAGAAGAAGGAGAATTATATGCGGTTCATGAAGATCAGCCAGAGGAAATTCTAGTTGAACAACTTGATTATGACGCAAATGCCGAGGCAGATCAGGAGGCAGATGCCGAGACATTTGATATCGGTGGATTAGATGAAGATTATAATGATGGTGTTTATTATCAAGAAGATAGAGACGATAGAGACGATTAATGCATATATTTAGAGATTTTTACAATACACATTTTTTACATTGTATTGTAAAATTGAACAATATATTTTAAAACAACAAACATCAAATAATAATTAATAATAAAATGCCCGAAATATATTTTAAAACAGCAGATAAAAAGGAATACACACTCGTGTATGATATGGCTTTTCCATCATCACATGTACCATATTTTATGAAATGGGAAGGCTCTAAAAGTAAGATTTGGTGGGAGAGATCATATACTGGAAACGGCGTGTTTGAAGGAAAAGACTATTTCATTTGGGTCGCCGAACTCAATTTGAAAAATCACAAGACAAAAACATTTAATGAATTGCGAGAAATCGGAATTAATTTGTATAATGGGGTTCAAAAAATCTTTGTTAGCGGAGAGGAAAAGATTATCAAATGGCCAGTAATATTATCAGACGACGAAAGCCCATGGATAAATGTAAAACCGGAAATAACATTAATTAAACCTGAATATCTAGAAAAAAACGGTATAGTTGTAGAATGTGAATGTGATGATTGTTGTATGATATGTGAAATGTAAGTGAAGAATTTATAATATTTATAATATTATAATAGTATAAATATGTTTGTTGATAAAAAAATATTCAGAACAAATCGTTTGTCCGTATCTATTTTGTTTTTTTTGATAATTTTTGCATTAATTCATTATATGAAACCTGCTTTCATATACAACGATAAAGGTGGATTTCGTCAATTTGGTATTGGTTATAAACAAAAAACAGTTATTCCAATTTGGATTGTTGCTATAGTTTTAGCTATTTTATGTTATTTGCTTGTTTTCTTTTTGAGTGTATAAATGCCATAAAAGTTTCACAAATTTATTTAAAAATTTGTGAAATAGTCATCTAATTATGTAGGACAAATATTTTGACAAGTCTGTATTTATAGAGACTTGGTGCACACTGAATACATAAGACGATTTACGAAATATAGTAAAAAGTAAGTTAAAGATCCTGCCGCAACGGTGAAAAAGAACATCATACCCTTTCTCTGTGCAATTCCTGCGTAAAATCCACCGATAATGGTGATAGCAAAGAAAAAGAACATAATTACAGAGAGAAAATAGAAGTAGTAGCAATATTCTCCAGATAGAGGGCCAAATACGGTTTCCATAAATTCAGACATTTGTATATTAAATTAATAGATTTTATATTGCTAAAACAATGTAAAAAAAGAATATTTATGTAATGTATAAGATGGATGAATCGACAATATGGAAAATCATAGAAAGTCATTATGTAGATAATCCTCAAAGTTTAGTAAGACATCATATTGAATCGTATAATGATTTTTATAAAAATGATATTTACAAAATTATTAAAGAGAAAAACCCGATAACTTTAGTTTCACGATTGGATGAGAGAACGGGTGAATATAAATCAAAATGTAATCTTTATATGGGTGGTAAAAATGGTGATAAAATCTATTTTGCTAAACCAATAATTTATGATAATGAACCACACTATATGTTTCCAAATGAGGCACGTCTTCGCAATATGACGTATGCGATGACAGTTCATTATGATGTAGATGTAGAGGTTATTGATATTTTGGACGAAAATGAAGAACCTCGTCAAGTCGGACAAGAATTTAACGAAGAAACAATTGACCCCAATCCACCAAAAAAACGATTTACTAATTTCAAAAAAGGAGGAAATGCTCTTGCCGATGTAAATCTTTTAGACCATGAGGAAGATGGAAAAGAATATGTTGAAAAAGAAGATGATGAAAAAACATTATTTGGAGGAAGTGGAAAGGGTAAGAAAATGACTGTTAATGAGATGTCTCGACACAAAGAGGCAATTGAAAGATCTGTTGATCGTCAGCATATACAAACGCGCACGCATACTTTGGAAAAGATATTTTTAGGTAGGTTTCCCATTATGGTTCAGTCGGATTTTTGTATTTTGGGAGGAATGCCGCGCGAAGCGCGGTTTAATATGGGAGAATGTCGAAATGATATTGGTGGGTATTTTATAATTGACGGAAAAGAGAAAACCGTTGTACCACAAGAGAAATTCGGAGACAATATTTTGCGAGTTGGAAAAGCAAATGACGAAACAATTCTATTTACGGCAGAGATCAAGAGTGTTTCTGAAAACACATCAAAACCTATCCGTTCTCTAAGTGTGGATTTATTAGCACCGTCTAAACAATTCACAAATATGAATATTGTTGTAAATATTCCCAATATTAGAAAACCAGTCCCTCTATTTATTGTGTTTAGAGCTCTCGGTGTTATTTCTGATAAAGATATTGCTACAACTTGTCTATTGGATCTCGACAAATATGAGAACCTTATGGATTTTTTAATCCCATCTATCCACGATGCTGGTCCTATTGATACCCAAGTCAATGCCCTACAATACATCGCTGAACTCGCCAAAACCAAAACCACCGATAATGCTCTACATATATTGACAGATTATTTGTTGCCCCATGTAGGAGAAACCAATTTTGTGCAAAAGGCGTATTTTTTGGGATACATGGTTTTCAAATTACTTTCGGCTTATAATGGGATGGAACCGCCGATTGATAGAGATAGTTTCAGATACAAGCGTGTTGATTTGGTTGGAACATTAATGTATCAGTTGTTCCGTGAATATTACAAGATACAGACAAAGCGGATTTATGTGGATTTCGAGAAGATTATGTATAGAAACAAGGGAATGTATGAGAGTGATATGATGGGATTAATTTTATCCAATTATAAAATAGTTTTAAAAGACAGAGATTTAGAGGAAGGGTTCCGGAAGGCGTTTAAAGGAAATTGGGGTGCTTATTCGCATACTAAGAGAATTGGTGTGGTCCAAGATTTGAACAGACTTTCGTTCAACTCGGCGCTAAGTCATTTGAGAAAGACAAATTTACATATGGATAGTGGTTCAAAATTGGTTGCGCCGCGCATTTTAAATGGTTCTCAGTGGGGGATTTTCGATCCGATTGATACACCGGATGGAGGAAATATTGGTCTTCATAAACATCTGAGTATGTTTGCGTATATTACTCGTGCTGTATCTCGGGAACCGATGATAAAATGGTTGCGTGAAGAGGTTAATATGAAATTAGTAGAAGAGTGTGGGTATAAAAATTTGGCGATAATGACAAAGGTTTTAATTAATGGATATTGGGCCGGAAGTGTAGTAGATGCATTTGTAACAATTAGTAAAGTGAAATTTTTCCGAAGAAATGGATTAATTCCGCAATATATAAGTATTAGCTTTGATATTCGACAGAACACTATTTTTATTTTCACTGATGGAGGACGTGTATGCAGACCCTTATTTTACTATGACGATTTGACGAAGAAGATGTCATTTGAACAAGAATTATTAAAAAATGATTTCAAATGGAATGACTTGTTATCTGGATTTAATGATAAACGTGCGGAATTCAAAGGCAGACTGAATTATGATGGGTTTTATAAATTACATGAATTGTATGAGGGTATTAATTCAGAGACCAATCCTCTGAAGATACAAAGATTTATTGATAAGAAGGGGATTATAGATTATTTGGATGTGAATGAAGAGGAATTGGCTCTTATTTGTTTAAAATCAATTGATTATAAGAAACCCGTTGCAGACGGAGAAAAATCATTATCCAGATTCACTCATTGTGAAATACACGAGTCGCTTATATTTGGTATGATGTGTAATCAAATCATTTTCCCACAACATAACCCGGCAACACGTAATTCATTTTCTTGCGGACAGAGCAAACAGGCGATTTCTATGTATCATACTAATTATAATATGCGAATGGACAAGACCGCTCTTATTTTAAACCAAGGACAGAAGCCTCTAGTAAAATCAAGATATATGGAGTATATTAATGGCGAAGAAAACTATTATGGAGAAAATGTTATTGTTGCAATTATGTGTTATACTGGATACAACGTAGAGGACGCAATTTTGGTTAATGAAGGCGCACTTAAACGTGGTCTTTTTAGAACTACATATTATTCGGTATATGAGACACATGAGTCAAAGGATAAATCCGGTGTTTCTACAACTGAAAAGAAATTCTTGAATATTGAGAAAAGTGCCAAGAATGTTGTTGGTCTTAAAGCAGGACATGATTATAGTAAATTAGATGATTATGGTTTGGTTCAAGAGGGTACTGAAATCAATGAGAAAACTGTAATTATTGGTTGCGCGTCTTCTTCTACTGAAGAAGAGTATTTGGTCGATCAGTCGAAAACCACGAAGAAAGGACAACTTGGAATTGTTGATAAGGCATTTATGACGGAAAGTGAGGAAGGCACCCGTATTGCGAAAGTACGTATTCGAGAGGAGCGCATACCAGCGCTTGGAGACAAAATGGCATCTAGATCAGGACAGAAGGGAACAATTGGACAAATAATCCCGGAAAAAGATATGCCATTTACAAAGGACGGTATTCGACCTGACCTCATAATAAATCCACACGCAATACCATCTCGTATGACGATTGGACAACTAATTGAATGTGTTGTTGGAAAGGCGTGTATATCACAAGGATATCACGGAGATTGTACGGCATTCGCATCAGATGGGACCCAGATCGGCGTTTTTGGTAACATATTAGCTCAATCCGGATATCATTCGTCTGGAAACGAAGTTTTGTATAATGGTATGACGGGGGAGCAAATCGAGTCGGAAATATTTTTCGGTCCAAACTATTATATGCGATTGAAACATATGGTGAAAGATAAGGTTAATTTCAGAGCACAAGGACCGCGAACACAATTGACAAGACAACCGGTTGGAGGTAGAGCGAATGATGGTGGTCTGCGCATTGGTGAAATGGAACGTGATTCGGTAATTTCACATGGCGCAGTTGCATTTTTACAAGATGCTATGCTTACTAGAGGCGACGTATTTCATATGGCAGTTTGTAATAAAACTGGAGCAATAGCAGTTTATAACCCGCAAAAGAACCTTTTCATGAGTCCAATGGCAGATGGGCCTTTGAAATTCGTAGATTCACTTGATGGAAAATCGATGAATGTAGAGCACATTACTAAATTTGGACGCAGTTTCAGTATAGTTAAAGTGCCGTATGTGTTTAAATTATTGATGCAAGAATTACAGGCAATTAACATTAAGATGTGTATTATTACAGAAGACAATATAAATCAGTTTGATAATATGAATTTTTCCAAGAATATTTCATTACTCACACATGAAGACGCAATTGAACCATTTGATGTGATTAATATAACCGATCGTGCATTGAGAAATATACCACATAAGAAAATAAAAGGTGATGAAATTCCAAATATTGATAAAAAGGTAATTATGGAAGACAATTATGTGGATGAATATAAAAGATATCAATCTCAATTAGAGTTAATAGCACCAGTAGAAGATAAATTTAAAATACAAACCGAAGAAGATAAATCTAACATGCAACCAAAAGAAGACATTTGGAAAATCCCGTATGAAGAAGGCGACATTTGGAAAATTCAATCAGAAGAAGAAACTGATTTTAATAATCAAGAAAATAAATATAATCCAAATGGTTTTAACCAATTAATTGTAGGTGATACAGTTTTATTTAATGGAGACTTTTTACGCGAACGAGTTTGGAAAATAACAGGATTTAATGGAAATTTCGCAACTATTGAGACAAATAATACGACAGGATTACATAATTTGGATGATATGATACGTGTAGTTCAAAAAAATGATTTATTGAAAACAAATGCTATTTATCCATTGTCTCCTGCTGATAGTTTTACTCAAAACGACGAAAGAAGTGATACAAGTATGGCGGGTGGACAAATCCCTTCATATATGCCTTCATATACACAACCTCCTATCAATATTCAGGTAGTTACCGGAAACGATAACAAGATTTTGCCTCAGAAAGAAGATAAAGTTTATCAAGAAAAAGTTTCACAAGAAGAACAAAATTATCAAGACCCATTTGAAAAACCGATGATTAAACAATCTGGTGGAGAACCGAAACAAAGCTTCTCTTTACAAAGTTCTATATCAGATAATAATGCTCTTGAAACACTTGGTATGGGCAAGGGCAATTTTATTGTAAAGAAAGTCTAGAATAAATTGTGGGTGTATTTATTCATTAATAAAATTGAATAAATAAATACAACAAATATAAAAACAATATATATAAAAATATTAAAGATGACAACCACATTTACAAATCAAGAGATAATAACAATTTACAATTCGCGAAAGACCCTTTTAGAAATTACGGGCGATTTATTATTTGATACAAAAGATTATGCTGATTTCACGGTGAATGAAGTAGACGCAATGGCTATAAATAATCAGCTGGATATGTTGATAACACACACTAAGACCGAACATGACAAAACTGTCTATGACGATACCAAGATTTATGTAAAATATATGCTCTCGTCAAAAGCGATACGCGTGAAAACAATCGAGGATTTAATTGAAGAACTTTACGTTGTAGAAGAAGTTTTGACACCCCAAGATACATTGGTTATTATTATTAACGACGAGCCGAACGATTCGCTTACGGCAACATTGAAGTATTTGTATGATAATCGAGGGATTTTCGTTATTGTTCATAATATCAAGCGCCTTCAACGCAATATTTTGAAACACGTTTTGGTTCCGCCACACACTATTATGACAAATAGTGCTGTTGAAGAACTTAAGAAAGAATATAATCTCAAAAATTTACAACAATTGCCTGAGATATCAAGATTTGACCCAGTATCGTTGATTATAGGAATGAGACCGGGACAAGTATGTAAAATAGACAGAAAAAGTCCCACATCCATGGTTTCGAAATATTATCGAGTTTGTGTATAATAGTTTATATGTGTTATTTTAGCGTATATTCATTTTATAACGAATATGTATAAAATGAACAGTTATGAAATTTTCCATAGTAGGTTCGAAGGGTTCTCGACTAGTGATACTTATTATACTAGCGCTCCTGCCGCTGCCGATTGTATTGCAAATGCGACCGATATATGCGAATACAAAACAAACGTCGACAACCTTATTATATTACAAAATGAACTTAATACTGTGAAAAATAGTATGTCCGCTGGAGGGCGTGAATCTGATACAAATGATCGATATAATAAATTATATATGAGTACGATTAATTTAGGAATAGGAATTGTAATAGTGACGGTATTTATGAATTACGTGAAAAATTGAATAAAATATGTGTCGAGCAAATATAATTTGTAGATGGATAAATATATAGATGTTTGAACAAAAATCATACATAATTATTGTGATCTTATTATTGTTTTTTATTGTATGGAATTATCAAACACCCATAGTTGAAGGGTTTAAAAAATTTAATATAAAAAAATTGGTAAAGAGTGCTACAAAGAGTGTTACAAAGAGTGTTACAAAAAGTGCTGGAGCAGTAATTGCTGCTGGTGCTGCTGGTGCTGCAGCTATTTCAAGTGCTGTTGATGCTCCGGATTCTGCTCCTAGTCCTGCTCCTAGTCCTGAGCCTAGTCCTGAGCCAAGTCCTGAGCCAAGTCCTGAGCCAAGTCCAAGTGTTCCAGACGCAGTTAATGTAGCAGCAACATCATCGCCAGCACAAAATGAAATACAGGCATATTTAGATAAAATAAAAACGTATTCATCTGATGCAGTAAAAATGTCAGATTCTGTAAAGGATATAGCAACAAATTTTTCAAAGGCTTATGAAGAAGCATCAAACAACTTAACAAAAATAACCGAAACAACGTCAATAAAATCAGAAACAGCTGTAAAAAATATATCAGATATTCAAACTAAAATAAACAAAAAAGCGAATGAAATCCAAGTCCAAATAAATAGCAACAATATAGTTAAAAATGAAATCCAAAACTTAAAAAATGAAATGAAAGATATTCAGAAAAATGTATCAACCAACCTTATAGACGTAAAGGAATTAACAATGCAAGCAAAAGAAGCGGCTGAAAAATCAACTCAAGCATTAGCTGGTATATTACCAACAAAGTCTAGAAATACAGTTGATTCAAGAACATCTGTCGAAGGGTTTTCCGGATTTAATACAGTGTTAGAAGGATATACCAGCTTTTCTCAACCAACTGCTGGTTTAAATTCTTTTGATATAGAAGAAAGCTTAGTAGAAAAATTAAATAAATTTAATATAGCATATTATGCTTATATTTCCAATAAAAGTGATGCCAACCTTTCAGCCGTGAACAATGCTAACAAAGATCTTCAATCTGAAATTGCAAAATTGAGTGCATATATTACAGGACAACCAAAGACATCAGAGACAGATCCCAGTTTTATATTAAACCATAATGCTATCAAATCTCAGGCATCCGAAATAGAATCACTCAGAGCAGATCTAGACATGAAAATGCATGAAATTCTTAAAGCAAAAGAAGGTATTCCAACTGATTATTCAATTGATAGAGATACAACTGCATATACTGGTATTCTATGGACGGCTTTAGCAACATCGTTATTATATTTTGTTTTTGTTGAGATGGAATAAATGATGGAATAAAATGATATAATATATTATAATATATCATTGGATGACTACACAGGCTAAAATTAATTTACAAGATAGTAATAATAATAAAAAATATGCTGAATCCAATGACCCAAATTATAGGTTTGTGAATTTTTTCAATTTAAACGATGCTACTAATTATAAAATAGGTGCTATAAATGATACCAAAAATATCAATTTTACATCATCTGTTCCTATTCAAGGTAATCAAACCGAAGAGAGTTGTAAGTTAAACGCAACAACCTTATATAATAAAATAAACTCGATTGATTATGCGTCTTCATCTAATTATAATAAAGGCGTAATTGATTGTGTAAAAGTTGCTGGACGAATGAATGAAGGCGGCTCTGTAGATGTAGATTATTTTTTACATGATGATGCTGTTTTTTCATACTATGATTTTAAAGAGTTAGTTCCTAACGCCGTTCCTAACGCCGTTCCTAATGCGGGTTCAAATATTAACTCCGTTGAATTGTTTGGATATATTGTTGCCCCCACTTCTGGAAATTATTCGTTAAATATTAAACCTGAATTCGATGGTAGTTTAGAGCTTGTTATTGCGTGGATTCGCAACAATGCCGAAAACTCATATAGAGAAACGAATACTACTTTTAAAAAAAAAGGGCAGAAATCGCCTATTTATTTAACAAAAGACGTGTTTGTTCCAATTCGCATTCAATTTATTTCAACCGCAGGGATAAGTGCGTTCCCTTTTACAATTTCAGATGATAAAGGACATACGATTTCTGATTATTATTCATTAAAAAATGATAAAAAGAAAAAGCAAGTAGTATTTTCTTTGACAAAAAACCCGGATGCTACAAAAAGTTGTAATATTTACACAGAAGGAAATATTGAAAGTTATGGTATAAATAAATCAGTATATGAAACCGGAAAAGAAAGTAATAATATAGAGATTTACGAAATTAAACGGTGGATATTGTCCAATAAAACTGAAACAGCTGGATTAGATGATCTAGGAAACTTAGTTGAATATGATGCAAATAATGTTGTTGTAAATGTCATTATTCCAAGCGGATTTGTTCCTGATAAAAATCCGATTATTAATAAATCATACACTTACGACTTGAATTTAACAGCTGATAAAACCAGAAATAATATAAAATTAAGAAGATGGTATAAAAATGGACTTACGACATCTTCGAATAAATCGATTTATCCAATAACTAATCCAGGAAGTAATCCGGATTGGAATAAATATACAAAAAATGTATTATCTGGTTCAGACAGAATAACTGTATCCAATCCACTTGTATCGCCTACTAAGTTGTATTTATTAATTTTAGTAAAAGATGCGACATCCACAGCATTGGTTTTGTATGGGTCTAGTTTAGCTTCAACTGATTTTTATGGATTAAATGTTGATAATAAAATAGGAAAAACATTTTATGCTAATAAAAATGTTTCGCAACAATATTTAAGAGAAGTCCCAAAAGAATTACTTTCATATTCTTCTACAAGTATGTATGGAGAATACCCTAATTATTATCCATTACCTAATAATGCATATACCAAAGGCAAAACACAAGATTGTCAAAAAGAATGTAATTCTGACCCAAATTGTACGCATACATATAATGTGGATGATACTACTGGTTCAAAATGCTTATTGTCTTCAGGTTCTGTAATATATGCACCAAAACAAAGTAATACGCCTTACACAAAATCTACTTTATATGTAAAAGGACAAACATTAAATATTAATAATATGACTGATAAATCTTTTCAGAATGTAAAGTCCGAATTAGGTTCGATAACTGGTTTTAATGACTATACTATTAATTTACCATTAACAAAAGGGTCCATTGCATTTACAAAAGGCGAACCAAATTACATAACTCTACAAAATAAAATTAATAAATCAACATCAAGTCAAATAAAACTAGTTAAACCACAACCGGATTACAAAAATACGAAAGCTTTAGAGGGGTTTACATATACATCATTGCCAGCTGGTAGTTCAAATACTATAGTACAAAATATTAGTGGTCAATTGATTGGATTACAGGGCCAAATTTCTAATTATTCAACATTACAAAACCGCGTTTCTAATTTAGCACGTGATATTTCATCAACTACAATTAATATTAAAACACAATACGCATCAATGGATAATAAGAATGACCCAACAAAAAATAAATATGATTTTACAAGTTCAAACATTTACACATTGGAAGAAGATTATAGTTTAGCACCTGCTTTATTAAAAGATAACGCCATATTTTTAGAAGAACAGAACAACCTTAATATAGTTGGAACAATAACTATGGCGACAATATTAATTGCGGCAATATTCATATCAAAATGAAATTCTTCAATTGTGTAAAGCACTTATACACATAAAGTTTCTATAAATTGTTCATTGGTTTAATTTTATTGCGATTATATATATTATGTCTAATTACGTTGATTTGAAAAACATAGTGGATTTACATAGAAGCTTTATTAATAATACGGGTGCTAGTTCTACTGAATTAAACACATTAGACACAAATTTACAAGCATTATCTACAAAACTTTCAGATAATACAAACTCAGTATTGCCAACATTAACATATCAGTCTGAGGTTAAAACAATTTTGGAAAATGAACAGGCGCGTTTGGATGCTAGAAAGGGTAATATTGATGCAGCATATGCTGGTCAGAAAAGAATGGTTGATTTGACAAACAGTGCTACAAAGAGAGGTAAGGCATATAATATGATTTTAATAATTTTTGTGGTTTCATTATTGATTGTTTTAGGAATAAAACAATTGTATGATAATGGAATTATTCCAAACGCAGTTCTTGATATATTTAATATTATTGTTTTATCAGGAGGTGTGATTTATTGTGTGATTTTATACGTAGATATAAGTAAGCGTAGTAATATGGATTTTGATAGAATAGATTTAGGAGACCCAACGCAAAAAACACAGGCAGAGCTTGAGGCAGATAGGTTGAATAAATTGAGTGCCGGAAGTTTATCTGATGCTACTGCCATAGCAAATGCCGGATGTATTGGTGCTCAATGCTGCCCTGTTGGTTCTACATTTAATGAATATAATCATATTTGTGTTCCAGATTTACCACCATTAGGATCAGCTGTCGGATCTAGTCCATTTATTCAACCGGACAAATCTTTATTATGGAAAAATGCTGTTAATAAAAGAGCGGTTGGTTCTGTTCCAGCAAATACATCCGGATGTGATGCGACACTTCCATATGACCCCTTGACATTGGCGTGTAAAGTAGCAGCAGCTCAAGGTTTTACCACATTATCTGCCGAGCCTTCTACAAGTTCTGGTGCGAAACCATATACCCCATGTGAATTCAATAATTATAATTCATATAACAGTTGTGGATCAAATATGATGTAATGATTTGTATATATATTGTATAAAAGTAAAATATATATAATGTCTGGTGACCAGGTTTTAAATGAACAAAATGCGTTGTTATTAACAGAAATCCAAAATACAAAAAAGGCTATTTCCGATATTTCTGAAAATAAAACAAAATCCGAACGCATTGAATATTATTCATCACAAAAAGAAGTTATTTTGTCTTATGTAAAGAAAATATTATTAATTCTGTATTATATTATTTTTACAATGCTGGTATTGTTGCTTTTTATGAAACGACAACAATATGGATTGATGTTCATTATTTTAACGCTAGTATTTTTCGGGATTTTCCCATACATAGTTGATTTTATTGCGACAAATTTATATTATAGATGGTTGGATATTATGCATTATTTTTACGCCGGTAATGTTGCTTATCTATACCAACCAAAAATATAACTCCACGACATTCTCTAAGTAGTATCATCAACATTTGGATTATATCCAGTTTCTTTTCCAGCATGCGGGTTATAAGTGCCCATAGAAACCGAATTTACCATATTCATTCGTTCCATTGATTTAGCAAATGAGTTTTGCTTTTCTAGTCCAGCGAATAAATATTCAGTATTAGGACTAATCTCATTCTTTTTTATTTGACTATAAATTTCACCAATATTGTTTATAGCCAGTTCAACTACCCGTTTATCAGATATAATTTCAACAGCACTATCTATATTTTCAGTACATAATGAAACCGCAAAATACAACATATATCTGCGTTTTTTTCCACATGCGTTCGTATAATGTAGAGAAAATAACGTTAAAAGAGAAGACATTGTTCTCTCCAAAAAATGGTTAGAACGCTCTTTTATATAATAAAAAATAGTATCCCAAATAAGCCATACAATATCTCTTGACAATTTGTTTTCAACTGTTACAAAATCTCGACGGCTACAATAACATGGCTCTTTTTTTTTACGACACATAGCGTCAAACTCAAGTAGCCATTCTATCCAATAACACGCAAAAACAGTGTTTCTCTTGCTTTGTGAAATATTGTAGGCAAATTCATTCATAGGAATGAAAATCTCTTTAGGATCATCAGATTTGAAAATAGGAGTAATAAAGTTCATATTTGTTGCTTTCAAGCGTTCTGTCATTTGGGTCATATCAAACTCTTCGATCCTATTTATTTTGATGACTTCAAAACTGTGTTTTTTAGAAGAAGTTGTAAGTATGCATATTACTTCTGCGAACAGATTTCGAATAATAGAATTGTTCCGAAGGGTGAGTTCGGATAAGTATTGTCCATCAGTGATTATTTGCTTAAACACATTGAAGCGTTTTTCGAGATAACAAACCAATTTAGGATTTCCAATGTGGATATGCTTTGAACAATAATAGAGGATGTTTTCCCATAATTCTAAATAATGACCAGCGCATACGAGTTCAGCACCCCAATAACATGATGGTTCAATCTTACCTTTCAGCATATTTTCAATAAATTGGTTTTTGACATCGCATTTTTTAAAATTAGAGAAACTAATGCCTTTAAATTCGCTTGGTCCGCGAATATCATTAATTTCAGAAGAATTCATAACCAATATATGGAAAAATGTTTATGTCTATTTTTCAAAATCAATAAATAAGACGACAATTATAGTAAAATAAAATGTTCGAAAAATATATATAATGACCCCTGTAGTAATTGTTTTAGGTGTATTATTAGTAATTGTAACTTATCTCACATTTTTTGTTTTTACAGGAACACAGTCTTTGAGTGCAAAAGTAGATTTAGGTGGTGTTCAAACACCTATATTGGCGAGCACGTTATCAAACCCAGGATCTGTTAGATATTCATTTGAATTGTGGGTTTATGTGTATCAATTCGAAGCTGGTGGAAAATACTTGTTTTATAGAACAGGTACCAAGGTACCCGCTAACAAAAATATTGGGTTAAAACTAGGTGCCACAGACCCCAGCTTGATTTTGGAATATACAACTGCTGCTGCTGGCGCACAAAAATCATTGGTAATCTCAAGTAATTTTCCAATTCAGACCTGGACCCATGTCATTATAAGCGTTGATAATAATTATATAGATTCTTATATTAACGGAAAATTAGTGAAGTCTATTCAAGATACACTTGAAGCACCTTCTATCAATTCTAGTATAACATACGGAATTGTAAAGGCATATTTAGCAAAATTCAATCGAACCACATATCCAATTGATCCTCAATCTGCTTGGACTAATTATACTTCTGGAAACGGCATTTCTGGATCAACCAGTTCATTAATGGGAAATTATGGCGCATCAATAACATTTAACAAAGACGCTGCTGAATTTTCAAAACTAACCCTTTTCTAAAAATATATCCATATGAAAATGTGATAACATGTAAAGCACGTAGTTTACACAATTGAAGAATTTCATTACTTCGTGAAACTTGTAATGAAATTCTCCGATGGAGCGGTATCGGAACGATTTGAAATTACACCCTTGTAGGGTCTCTCATTTTTACAAGTTTCACGAAGTAATGAAAATCTTCACCGGTATATAAGTTATTAATTATTAAATTGATAGTACTTTTGTAATTTGAATTACAAAAGTATAATAAAATATATTTTATATTTATAGTAGTATATAAATGGCAAATCAAGAAGCAAGCGGATTTCAAATGCCTGACACAAGTACAATTACAAATAATATTTCTGATACATTTAAAGGGTCTGTCGATAATATTTCTGATACAGTATCAAATCTAAAGTCTTCCGTAAATGATACGGTTAGCGACTTTTCATCAAAAAATGCGGTTGATGCTAGTTCTGAATTTTTAGAATCAAACACAATTGTCGCAAAATTTGCCTTCATTATTTTGGTTTTAATTGGATTTATGTTTTTTTTCCAGATAGGAATGGTAGCTCTAGCATATTTTTTACAGCCTTCCGAATCTCCCTATTTGGTAAAGGGACTTATCAATGGTTCTGAGGCAGTAACTATTCCTCAAAATTCTTTTGCCAATAATTCAACCATACTTTGGTCATCAAATCAAGCAACCGGTATTGAATTCACATATAGTGTTTGGGTATCATTTACTAATTCAGTAGCTGACTCAAAGTATCACCATATTTTTAATAAAGGTAGTTATGAACTCGCTCAAAGTAGTGGGTTAAATATTGATAGTAATTCACCTGGACTATATGTAAAATATAACACAGATGGAACCGCAAGTCTTCGTGTTTATATGGATACTATGAAAGCGGATCCGATTACGGCAGGAACAGAACACGGTAAATTCTTGGATATTGCTGGTATTCCCTATAAGAAATGGGTCAATGTAATAATCCGTTGCCAGAACCGCATTTTAGACGTTTATGTTAATGGCGTGTTGACTTCACGCAAAGATTTAGTAGATGTTCCTCGCCAGAACTATGGTGATGTATTTGTATGCCAAAATGGAGGATTTTCAGGACAGTTGTCTAATCTGCGATATTTTGCTAAGGCGTTGAATGTTTTTGAAATCAATAATATTGTTGGGGAAGGACCATCTCTTTCTACAAGTTCTGCTACTACGGCTCCTTCTGGATCAGCAGACTCGTATTATTTGTCTTCCTTGTGGTATAAGTCAAATATGTAATCAATTATTCGACTGTTTAATTTTATTTTTAGAAATCACATTTTTCTAAAAATGTATAGAGATACAGTATATTTATGGCTACTAACCTTACACTTGAACAATTACAAGAAGCCTGTTTAATTAGCCAAACAAATCGAAAAAATGCTCTTTTGTTCAATATCCCTCCTTTTCGTTATACACCGATTTCACCATATAATGGAACTGTAACTCAATATCAGCTAGATATGCGGCGCAAAGCCGAAATTCTCAAATATAATAAAAATGCTAATGGAAAACTTACAAAAAAACAAGGTTGGGTACAAGCTGTTGCTGGAAATCTTCAGAGACGAACATATTCAAATACTGTTTTAAAAACTATTGCGAATGGAGGAGGATGTCCAGACGTAAGCACTCGACCAACACCTACTAGTTCTTGCGATGTTCCTGGACCTGTTATGTTTCTACAATATGATCCGTCAATTAATCTTTACAACTATAGCACAAATACGAATGCTTATGCCATTGAAAATTTGGAAGAAACTGATATGTGGTTAATTAAATCGGACACTGATATTTTAAGCCTTAATCCAACAGTTTTTACTCTCAATATTCGCAAACCAATTGATAAAACTGTGTATAGTTATTCATTTTCTATTCCGATTGCTCTCTATATTAGTGGAAGTAGTACAGGACATACAGGTACTGATGTAAGTGGTAATTTCATAGCAAATGTTTCTATTAATTCAATTTCAGTTTTGTACGGCGGACAACCCCTAATTATAACTCCTCCAACAATTGTACCAAACATTATATCGACAGTTGTAGGAAAATCCAATTCTTATACATCAATAAATTCATTTAATGGTGCTATTTATATCGGAACAATTGATGTAAATAATCTTGTTTTATTAACAAATCCTGGAAATACATTTGATGTTATTTTCAATTATTCGATTATATTATCATCTGTATCAAATATTGATACTATTGCGGCTTCAATTTATACAAATGTTGGGACATTATTTGCTACGTCAGACGTTTTGGAAAATGGAATGGAATTTACAACATTACCATCAACAGCATTTAAACCTCCGTTGGTTTTATTTGGTTCATAATAAACATTTTCTTTTCTACATTTTCTTGATATTGAAGAGATTTCATTTCGAAATCCATTTCAGCAAGTCGATTATAAATGGTATAAAAAGTCATCTCAATAACTGCCATAATATAAGGTAAAAAATTTTCTAAATGAAACACGTTTTTATGTATAACAAAATTATCGAAAACTGTATGCGGACTATAAAACCAAATTGGTATCTCCAATACTTGAAATGACTGTTGAAGAGACATTAGTTTTTCATTAGCGTCTTCAAATGAATTTTTATAAAATTTATAAACATTAGGTATCAATTTCATTAAATTATTATATCGCACTTCGATAGTTCTGAATTTATCTACTGGAACCTCTATAATATGTTTTAACCATTGTATTTCTCTAATTTCATTATCACCTACGATATTCATTGTATTATATTTTTGTTTAATCTCATTATGTGCAAATAATTTGGCATCAATCAAGTTTAAAGTAGTTAAATAATCTTTTTCTAAAAAACCGTTATATTCTTTTTTGTATTTATAATATCTGGCAATTTTTAATTCTTCTTCTTCAAGACCATATGAAAAATATTTAATTAATTCGGAAATTTCGTTTTTCTCATCTGGTGATAAAACGATACTAGAATATTTACCTCCGCGGACTTGTTCGATCCCATAAATATTCATATAATAAAGAACCAAGCTGTTAATATTATAATGTAAAATGTTGTTATATGATCGAATAATATCAACAATTTGTAAAGATTCGTCAAGAAGACCATATAAAAAACTACATTCCTTCATTAATTCATAAGCCAAAACAGGCTCTATATTTTTATTTTTTGGATATAAAAATCTCCATCCATTTTTTAAATGAAAAATATAAACAGTGTATAATTCAGGTTCCATAATAGAAACATATTAAATTGTATTTATTATGTTTTTTCAATATTGATTATTGGGGGTTTGGTATTCCGCCAGCAAATGATGCGGGATTAATACATACGGCTTGAGATGGATACACTTGTCCTGACATACATTTATCACTTTCACCAACCGACACACACCCTCTACGTCCTTCATATTCGCCAACCAAACACCACCCGGCCTTACCAGATGATATAGGGTTCTGTATGGGATTTGTCGTAGAATCTGGATGCGGTTCAGAATATTGGGTTGGTCCTACATTTAATGCCGCGTCTAAACTATTTGTGGTTGCGGGGTTTACATTTTTTCGACTAGCATCTTTTAAAATCGTCCCTACAGATTGTAGAGAACCTTCTGCGACATCAACACCGGTTTTAGCAACATTACCAACGACATCAGCAGTTTTATTGATAACACTTCCGGTGGTGTATCCGAAGATAGAAAGAATTTGGGCAATCATTGGCCAAAAAATAGAGATAATACTCTCTATTAAATCTCTAAAAATAGTAATAATATTTATTCCTAAAAATGATAAACCTATAAGAACAACTAAAACAATAATGATAGATTGGTTTTGAATACCAAGAGTTGAATCAGTAGTGGTTTGAATATTGGGCATAAACCCGGGCCTTTGCTCTAAATTTTCCATTGTATATTATGCTTATATATATGTTGTAGATAGTAAGTGCGTTCTAAATAAATAAATATTTTAAATGGATAGTATAAAATGGATTCATTATTTTTATTTATAAGTTTAGCAGTTTTAGTAGGAATTGTTGGATTATTGGCATATTATTTTAAGAGCAGACTTGCAGAGGTTGAAAATAAAAATTTAAAGTCATTGGAAATCATAGAGGGACTGTATTCTCAACAAATGATTATGAAACAAATTATTATGGGGGGGCAGCCACAGCAGCAGCCGCAAAAAAAAGAACAGGTCCACGATCCAAGTCAATATGATGAACGGATTAAGATTGTTTTGGAAGATTCAGATGAGGAAGAGTCTGATGACGATAATGAAAGTTCAGACGAAGAAGAGTCTGATGAAGATTCGGATGACGAAGAAAGTTCCGATGACGAAGAAAGTTCTGACAATATTAAGAAAATCACTGTAGATATGTCTTTCCACGAAGATTGTGAAATAAATATTGACGAAGACGAAACTGAATATATTCCTGAAGATGAGCCAGAAGTGAATATTGACGAACAAATTGATCAGACAATGGAATTAATTGTTAATAAACTAGAGGCATCAGATGAAGAAAATAAACCTGATATGTCAAGTTCCAATAAAGATACATATAAAAAGATGAGCCTTGTAGCATTGAAAAATATTCTACATAGTAGAGGCATTGTAACAGATACAACACGTCTAAATAAAATGAAAAAGACAGAAATAATTGATTTACTATTGGTTACGTCTTTGGCCCAATAAATATCATACTTTACACTTGCTAAGTATGATATTTATTACATATTTTTTTTATAAATATTTTCCGCATATTTACTTAATCCTTTTTTAAGCCCATCAAACTCAATATTATAAGCATATAGTTTATTAACGCAACCACTGTAATTATTAGACGACTTATTAACAATAATATTTATTTGCGAATAATTGTTATTTTCACTTTCGCATATTTCATCCGTATTATAACTGTTGCATTTATCAGCGCAAATGTCTAAAATCATTTTAGCAATATCAGATAGATTGTATTTTTGATCATACCCAATATTAATTGTTTTTTCTAAAATTGATAAATTATCTACATTTTGAAGATAGAACCGAACAATTTTAATAAAATCGTCCTTATACATAAAATCGAAAGTTTTGTCTTCATGAATATCAATTTGTTTATTTTTATTTTTTGCGTCGAAACAAGATGCTATAAATCGAGATGGTTCTTCATTTTCGTGAAAAATATTAAAAATTCTGAAGTTAAAAATATTCGAAAAAGATAGAGAACGATTATATATTACATATTTTGAAAACCCATAATAGTCTTCAGGAACTGTAATTAATTCATCCTCTTTACGATTTAATATATCTGTTTTACGGTCATAAATTGCTCCAGAATCTAAATTTATAATCATTTTAAAATGTTTTTCGAATTTCAAAATATGCTCAAACATAAGTATATTAGTATGCGAAACATCTCCATTTTCTTCTTTTGTTCTTCGACCTCCTAAGATACAAGTGTGGATTAATATATCAAATTGATGGTTTAATAAAAAAGTTTGTAGATCTGTAAAATTTAATACATTTAGTTCATTTCTTGAAGGAGCATATATAGAGAATTCCGAAGACAACCCATTTTTTATTAATTTTGCAATATTTCCATTTCCACCAGTGATTAAAACTTTCATATAATAGTTTATAAACAATATAAATTCTATATTATTTATTTCAATATAAGAATGGGTCCTCCAAGAAAAACACATTATTACAAAAGTATAACACATATTCATCCTACAGATGCGTTTGAAATAACGCATTATCATGACCAAATAAAATGTATATATTTTTTCAATAACTATAAATTTTTTGTTTGATATGATCCTCTATGTTTTTAATGATAATTGCGGCTATATGTAGATGTATATCTATTGTTGTTCCAATGCCAAATATGAGTAAAAAAGAATTGCTACAAACATTAGCAGTATCTGAATATTGTAAAGAACACAATGTTGATAATTTATATGGAATTGCTTATGGATTAGAAGATATAGAATGGGCAAAATCGACAATACATTTGGCAGAAGAACAGTGGAAAGATATAATAAAATATAATAACACCTTTTATGAAACATTTATAAAGGATTTATACCGGTGAAGATTTCGTCCGCTACGCTGTAACTTGTTGAACCGACCACAGTCCGTTTTAATTATTCAATGGTGTAAATCATTTGGGTGACGGAACTCTTCAAAATACAGTGGAAAATAATTATTTGAAATAAACAAATATATAAACAAATATATAAACAAATAGTATTTTATAAGTATTATAATAGTATGGAATGTATAATACTTATAAAATACGGCATTGATGAAAAAAACGCAATAGATATTACTCAAATGGTTCTTGATAATTATTGTAAACAAAATATAATACAAATTTCAAAAGTTGAATTGATACCGTTTTTATTTACATGTATTAATAATAATATACCAATAACTAATACTATATATGATAATATTATTTATAATAAAATGAGTTTGTGTAATTTATTTATAATTATAAATGATAGAAAATTTATATTAAAAACAAATTGTAGAAATAATATAAAAATAAATTTAAAATCATTTATTAAATCGAAAGCAAATAATAATAATATAATTATTTACACACATGAGGGATATTGTGATGGAGGGGGTATTAATGTAATGTATTTCTTAGCAAAAAAACTTGATGAAAGTGGGAAAAATGTTAGAATATATTCTTGTTTTGGAAATATTCAGAACCCACATTATAATAATTTTTATAATAATGATTTTGATATAACCGATTGTATTGTAATTTATTGTGAGGGGACGGTAGGAAACCCTTTATGTGCAAGATATTCCATTCGTTGGATGTTAAGCGAATTAGGAAAAAATGTTCCATATGAGTATGTGTATTCCTGGGATAAACAAGAATTAGTATATTATTTTAATACTGAAAATAGAATTGAAAACTCTGCGTTAAGTTTAAAAGGAACAGTTTATAAACCATTACCGTTGTTTATAATACCATCAATGTTTAAAAATAAAAATTACTCTCGTGTAAAAAATAGCACATGTTTTACAATTAGAAAAGGAAATCATATGAGAAAACAGATAGATTTTATTCATAACAAAAATTCTTTTGAAATTAAATCTCAAACACATAATGAAATGTTAGAAATATTCAACCAATATGAAAAATTTGTATGTTATGATCCTGCAACATTTATTATGGTAATGGCGGCATTATGTGGATGTATATCTATAATAGTTCCAATGCCAAATATAAGTAAAATAGAATGGTTGAAAACAACTTCAGGTTACAGATATTTATCAAATAAAAACATAGATGGATACTATGGAATTGCTTATGGAATAGAAGATATTAAATGGGCAAAATCGACAATACATTTGGCAGAAGAACAGTGGAAAGATATAATAAACTATAATAATACATTTTACGAAAATTTTATAGAGGATTTAAATTATTTGGATGACGGAACTCTTCAAAATACAGTGGAAAATAATTATTTGAAATAAAAATATAATCAATAAAAATATATAAACAATTAGCATATATTTTACATATTAGTAATATGAAAAAGATTTGGTATGCTCCTAATAAAAAAGAAGCATATGGTGATGCTGAAATCCAAGCCGTAGTTGATTGTTTAAATGATGGTTGGTTGGCAGGATTTGGCCCAAGAACCGTAAAATTTGAAGAGGATATTGCGAAAACATTTGGAAAGAAATATGGTTTATTTGTTAATAGCGGTTCATCAGCAATTCTGTTGGGACTATGCGCTTTGAATTTAAATCCCGGAGATGAAGTAATAACACCAGCATGTACATTTTCAACGACATTGGCACCAATTATTCAATGCGGACTAAAACCGGTATTTTGTGATGTTCAGATTGGAACATACGTTCCATCAGTAGAGCAAGTTTGTGAGTTAATAACTGAAAAAACGAAACTTATTCTATTGCCAAATTTAGTTGGTTCGAAACCAGATTGGTCAGAACTTCGAAAGCGCACAAATATTCCATTATTTGAGGATTCCGCTGATACAGTTACTTATACATCAGAAACTGACATATCTATTACAAGTTTTTACGCTAGTCATTTGATAACTGCTGGTGGGTCGGGTGGTATGGTAATGTTTAATGATGAAAAATTATTGAAGCGTGCAATCATGTTTCGAGATTGGGGGCGAATCGGCGATAATTCGGAAGACATTAGTACTCGTTTTGAATTCAACATTGATGGTATTCCATATGATTATAAATTTTTATATGGTGCGATTGGATATAATATGAAGTCGTCTGAAATGAATGCGGCTTTTGGATTAGTTCAATTGGCGCGAATTGAAGAGATAAAAGCAAAACGCAGACAAGTATTTGAACGATATTTGGAGAGATTACAAAATGTAAAGGAATTGACTTTACCAATTGTAAATGGAACTGATGATTGGTTAGCAATCCCATTTTTAACAAAAGACCGCATTAAACTGCTTACATATTTGGAGGAAAATAATATTCAAACAAGAGTATGTTTTGCTGGAAATATAACGAGACATCCGGTGTATAGACAATATTTACAAGAATTCCCAAATTCTGATAGAATAATGGCAGAGGGCTTTTTGTTAGGAGCACATCATGGAATGGTGGTGGAGGATGTTGATTATATTTGTGATAAAATAATTGCGTTTTTCGGAAAATAATACAAACATTATAATAAATATATTAGGTATACTTATTATTTTATACAATATCAATGATCATTTCATTTTTAAATTCTTCTCGAGACATAAAAGGATCCATGTCTTCAAATGGTCGATTTGTGAAAGTTCCATCTTCATTTTTAATTGCGTTTAATCTTGGATATCTACCTTGGATACAACAAAAAATCTCTAATAAAATAGGTCCTTTACTATCCAAGAAAATATTAATAACTTCTTCTATTTCTTCGTTTTTTCTAACTGATAAATATGGTATTCCATAAGCCGTACATATTTTTTCTGTATTCGGAAATGACAATCCACTACTCTCATCAACTCCAAATTTTTGTTTGAAAAAATTGGTTTGTGTAATTTCAATTGCTCCATAAGCATTATTATTGAACAATAAAATTTTTATCGGAAGTTTATGATGAACAATTGTTTGGAGTTCTTGAATATTTAATTGTAGAGAACCTTCACCTAGAATTGGATAAATCGTTCTTGTTTTATCAGCAATTGATGCCCCTATACTTGCAGTTAGTTCAAATCCCATATCTCCTTGACTGCTTAATAAAAACTTATCATTTTGTTTTATTGAAACCATGTGCCATACATTAGTAATTATAGAACCAGAAGAAACAATTATTGATTTATTTTCAGGTGCTTTATCGAAAAAAATACTAAGAGCAGTATATGGATTTATAATTGAATTGTTTATTAATGGAGTTTCATATAACCATTTATTTTTCCAATGATTACATTTTTCAACCCACCAACAATAATCAACCGTATCATAAATATATTTTTCAAAAAATAAATTCAAATCCATATTTATTTTTAACGTATAATTAACATTCGTTTTTTCTAGCTCATTTTGGTCATTATCAATATAAATAATTTTTGCTTTTCTAGCAAACCAGTCTGGACGATAACCAATAATTCCTTGTGACATTCTACATCCAAGTGATAATATTAAATCGCTATTTTGGATTGCAAAATTACCGGCACGATCACCAATTAATCCAACTTTTCCGCAAAACAATTCATTATTTGTTTCTAATGTGTCTGTTCCAAAAAAAGAACATACAACTGGTATTTTATATTTTTGGATAAATTCGCGAAATTTATTAGAACAATTACCCAAATTTATTCCATTACCGGAAATAATAATTGGACGTTTTGCTTCTTGTAATAATTGATTTATATTATTTAAACAATCAAAATTATATTCATTATCAATATGTAAGCAAATAATCTTTTCCGGTTCTTTATCAATATTCATTGCTTGTATATCAACAGGAATTGAAATCCATACAGGACCTGGCCTTCCAGTAATTAAATTTCGCATAGCTTCTTCAAACGCAGGTGCTACATCATCAACTGATAATATTTCTTTACAAAATTTTGTAATTGGTGTAACCATTGAAATTATATCACAGTCAGCACCAGCATAATGCCGTAATTTCATTTTTTCAGTATTAATAGCTCTTATACATTCATTGCTTTTTGCTTGTCCAGAAATAAAAAATACTGGACAACTATCTTGATGAGCAACTAAACAAGGTGATATAGCATTTGTAGCAGCACAACCGGCAGTAGTACATACTACACATGGTTTTGAAAGTGTTTTTGAATATCCAACCGCAGAATATCCGCATGATTGTTCATGATGTTGATAGTACTTTTGTATTAATGGTGATTTACCGAATGAATCATTTAAATGCATAGCAAACCCTCCTGTTATTGAGAAAACAGTATCTATTCCATTTTTTTCAAGAAATTTAATTATATAATCACTTACTTTCATATTTATAATATTATATATATGAATATTTATGTTGTTTGTATATATTTATTTTATACACTTGTGAATAACTTATAAAAAATCGCACGAGTAATGTCCAACTTCAAAAACTTATTCATATTTTTACAAGTTTCACGAAGTAATGAAAATATTCAATGGTGTAAATTTTTATCTATGTAAAACTAGTATTTTAATGAAACAATATTTTTAGGGTTTATATTATGTTTAATAAGGTTTTCATAAATAATATCATAACAAACTGGTGTTAGAATTAATATATTTTCATTATCTTTTATATCTGTAATTTTTTGTATTTGTATACCTTCAATTGAACCTATTTTTGCATCATCATAAAATTTATTTACTGAAATATCATTAAATATTGTTAAAAAAAACGTTGCATATACACCAATTCCAACTAAAGAATATTTTTTTGATTTATCTATTTGATTATAAATTTTATATGCTTCAATTTTTGAGTTATTAATATATTCTAGTAAATTTTTTTTTACTGAATTATCACAATAAATATTATTATTATTTACATTATAATCAAGTTTATATACACCATAAAATGCATGTATTAATATATTAAATCTATATATAAAATCTAAAGTACCAGATATATTATTACTTAAATTGTTTTTAATACATAAATTATTTAATGATGTTAAATTAAAAAAATTTATATGTTCATATGTTAGCTCTTGATACGCAAAATTATTACATTTAATTCTATTCATATCTGGTACTTCAATATAAACCAAACTATCTTCATCCATTAGTAATTTAATGTTATCAAAAATATTTTTCAGATCTGATAAATGTTCGAGTGTATGACTTAATACAATTAATTTATATTTTTTATTTATAGATAAATAATCAGATTTATTAACAATGTTTAATTTATATTTATCATTACAAACAAAATTATCAATATTTTCTTGAGAAATATCACAGTATGTTAAGTTATCATATCCTAAGCTTTGTAAATATAACAAAAAAGAACCTTCATTTGCGGTTAAATCTATTATAGAATCAGTGCTTTTTATATTCAATTCCTTTAAAAGGTTTGTAAAATGATTATATCTATCATGTTGTAATATTGGTTTTTTATATAACGCATTAGTGTAATTGTTAGAATTTGAATAATATTCATTACAGTCTTCTTGTGAAATTTTATTATTAAAACAAAAACCACAATTTGTGCAACTTACAATATTAACATTTTTCATATTATAAATACAAGAAACATTAATCAAATCAAGATTAAATAATAATTGAGTATTATTTTGACAAATTTTACACAAATTTTCCATTATAATAAATATTAAAAATACTATTTATATAATATTTATAAGTTATTATTTATAATTAAACCATAAATTTTTATCTTATATTCATTCATGAGAATAAACTATTAAATATTGTATTCAATGTTTCATTTATTTCATCTATTTTTTTAAATATAATTTTCATTTTTCCAATTTCATCCAATAAAATAAAACAAATATTTTCACCATTATTTTTTTTATCATTTAATATATGTTTTATGAATGTGTCATATGATAATGATAAGTTTTTAAACTTTGATGGTATCATATTTAAAATCAATTCATTTATTTCAGCATGTTTATTATCATAAAACAAAGTATTTATGATATACATTCCATACAATACAGCAATTCCGTGAGGTATAAAATAATTTGATGTACATTCAATCGCATGACCAAATGTATGGCCATAATTTAATACGCGTCTTTCATTTTTTTCAAGTTCATCATATTCAATTATAGATTTTTTAATAGAGGTCGAAATTTTTATAATATTCATATGATTTATCATATAATTATCATTAAAATATGAATATGAATATGATCCTCCAATTAAACATAATTTTAATGCCTCTCCCAACCCTGATATTATATCTTCATTTTTTAAACTTGATAAAAATATACTAGAAATAATAATTTTATTTGGCGACATAAACATACCCAACATATTCTTGCTATTTCTATTAACTCCAACTTTTCCTCCTATTGCGCTATCAGTAATTGATAAAAATGTTGTTGGTATCAATGTCCATGATATACCTCTCTTATATATGGCTGCTGCAAATCCACCAACATCTTGCGTTATTCCCCCACCTATTATTATTAATTTATTTATTTTATTGAAATTATTTTTAAATAAACAATCTATTATATTTAAAACAGTTTCAATAGTTTTATTTTCCTCAGTCGCATTAAATAACATTTTATTTTTTTGTTCAATCATATTTAAACATGTATTATCTAAATTAAAAACGTTATTATCTATAAAAACAAAATCATTTTCATTGTATGTTTCTAAAATTAGTTCTTTTAATGATTTGATATTATATTCTACAGTATATTCTTTGTTGTATGACTTTATTAATGTGTTGGTTGTTTCACATAATATATTATAATTAAATTTTGTATCGTCTACAGTAAAAAACATAATATAAAATATAATATTATGTTTTTGTATAGTTTTATTATGAATATTTTTTTATATTAGTAAATCCCAAATCTACTTTTATTGATTCTCCTGTTATTCCTGTATTTTCAAATGTTAAAAACTTAACTGTATTATATAAATCATCTAATTGTATTAATCTATTAAATCCGGTATATGTTTGAATATATAACATTTGTTCAGATGTTAGTGTATTTCTAGACATTTGATTGTCTATAACGCCTGGTAAAATATTATTTATTAATATATTTTTTGATGATAAATCAAATGCTACATTTTTTACTAATCCACTTAACGCTGATTTTGAAATTGTATAAGATAATTTATTTTCTCTTGTTAATTGTTCCCATATAGAACTAATTATTACAAGCTTTGCGTATTCATTAATTTTTTTATGTTTTAATAAAAAACTCAAAGTTTTTAATATAAATAATACGTTTACATTCATAATTTTCATATATTCATCTTCATCGAATATATTAATATTGTCATTAAAATTATACCCCTGCGACCATATTACTATATCAACATTTTCAATATTTTTTAATTCATCAATATTTTCAGTTGAAACATAAATATTTTTTATATAAATAATTACCAATTGAACCAGATGACCCAAATATAAGAATTTTTTTCATGCTATTAATTAAGTATTTCAATATATTTATATTATTTGCGTAATCTGTTTTGTATCATATCTATTCGCGACGCATCTTTATTAGCATTTTTTGAATATCTGGTTTGAATATATTTCATCCATTCCAATTCAAAATTATTTGCGTTATAAATTAATTCGTCATATTTATCCATATTTATCAAATTAATATCAAATATTACATACCTGGTTTCAAAACAATCTATCAAATTCTCTTCTTTTAACTTTGATATATTATTTTTTGTATTTATTCCAATCGCACCTCCCAAATAACATTTTATATTATTTTGTTTTGTCTCATAAAAAACAGTTTTTATCATTTTATATATTTCTTCATCTTCTACAAAATCTCTATTTTTTCCAATAGAACTTACAAAATCTACTCTTCCAAATGTTATAAAATCAATTCCACCTGACGCAATTATTGATTTATGGTTTTCATACCCTTGAATTGTTTCAATATTAACACCTTTTTTACCATTATAATTACAATTTTCAGTTGATTCTATAAATTTTTTGAGCGCAAAACTTGTTTCTATCATTGGAGATACAATAGTATCCGCACATAAATCAATACAATCCATTATATCTCGCTTTGCTTCACATCCGCCTATTTTAATAGACAGTTTTACCCCTGTTTGTGCAGTTAAATATCGCATAGACATTATTTCATTTAATAACGCACCTTCATCCTCAAATGATATTTTAATTGCTACACAGCCTTGCGCTTTTAATTCAATAAGCTTTTCAATTAAATTATCCATTAATAAAAATAATATGTAGTTATCTTCATATTATTTTATTATCATCTTTTATTATATTTACATCTTCAAAAATGGGGCAACCCGTTTCGCATCCAATTGTTCTCTAGATAAATAGATAGCTTTTAAGTCTCCATTCGAATAACCCATCGGTTTGGTATTATCCAACACATTTTTATATAAATAAGGTGCTCCAGCAATAGAGGTTTTCTCATTCGGTTGGAGAATTTGATCAACAAATCTTTCATAATATCCAACATCATTACTAGCATTTCTAAAATCTGTTTCCATAATTTCGCGAGCATGTGTAATCATATGATGTCTATATTGGGCATTATTTACAACCCCGATATCCTTAACGATAGAGTTATGTAGTAGGGTTTCAGAACGAGACCCAGCAATAATTGAGCGTCCATCATTCATTAGAGGCGGGTAGCCCGGGTATTTATTATTAGAAGAATATCCTAAACTCGATTGTGGTATAGTCTCTTTAATTACTGGATAAGCACATTCCATTGTTTCTCCTTGCAAAAATGAAAACATTTCTTATATACAAAAACAATATATATTTATACCGGAGGTTCGTTATATTTATTATAATTGTAATTGTATTTTATATCTTCTCCCAATAATGGAGCATCACTATAAACAAAATTGCATATTCCACCTGCTAATCCTCTTTCCTGTCCAATATAAATAAGATCGTTTATTTTGAAATTATCATTATTCACGTTGCGTTTAATACTAGTATCCAATTTTCCATTTATAAACAGATCAATATTATTTGTATCATAATTAAAGACTACATAATTCCATTTTTGTAGAGGCATATCAAATTCATAATGGTCGGCTTGGTTAAAGTATGCTTTAAACTTATTGTTTTTCCCATTATAAACCAATTTTGGATGTAAAGTTGTGAATTCGAAAATGGTCGCTTCATCATTGTATGGATATTTACTAGAAGGTTGTGAAACTATATAGACCCACGCTGATAAAGCAAACTTGTTTCTGATAATAAGAGGTTTATTAATTTTTATTAAATCTGACATTGTTGATGTATTATTTAAATCAACATATGTTTTCAATGGTTTCTTCATATTTATAGGAACTGGATCTTTTACTAATACTGTTCCGTTTTTATCAATAGAGGCTTTCATCAATTTTGGTAAATAAAAGTAGAATAAAACCAACAATATTTCTATTATAAAAAGTGTAAAAACAACATTTGATGTAGCATTAAATTCAGAAAGTATAAACTCTATAAAATCACTTATTAAACACGGTATAAAAAATAATAACCTTATAAAAAACCCAGACCAACCTTCAGTTATATAAAGTTTTTGAATAAGTGTTTTATATCCGATTGCCAAAGCAACCAAAACAATTAAGACTGTTAATGATTGGATTATATATGCACTAGAATAAATCTCCATAATAGATATGTCTTTTGAAATATAGAGGTACATTCCAACCAATAATAAAATTGTTCCTACGGATAGTCCGGTTATTTCAAATTGTGAAAATGATCTTTCTTGACCATTGTTTTTTATAAACCACGCTCCAAATACAAATAATGGTATCATAATTATTGATAAATAAAAATATTGAGTTGAAAATAATACATCTGGATTATTAGTCATAAATAGAAAAATTACAATTATATATGTAGCTAATACAATTGCATAAATATTAGTTTTTAAACAGCTGGATAAACTGTCATATATTTTTGTTAAATCCGTATTCATTCAGTAAATATAAAACCTTATATATTTACAGAATAAAACAAAGCAACTATAAATTCTCCATTGTTGTTTTCCTACCATGGCATTCGCGACATAATGCGACTAAATTATCAACGTGGTTGCTTCCTCCGTATTCTAATCTGATTTTATGATCCACTTCAAACCATGCCGATAATTGTTCTCCGCAGTCACCACATTTCCAATTTTGTCTGCTCGCAACAAACTTCTTTTTTGTTTCACTAACAGACCGTTTGGTTGCTTTTTTACCTGAATTTATTGTCCCTGAATTTATTATACGAGTTGTAGAACGTTCCTCTTGCGGAGGTATACCAGAAACCGGATATGCGTAATCGTCTCCGCTATCGTGAATGTTTTGCTTAGCAGTAAAATCTAATATTGGACTTAGAATACTGGTCGTCTCACGATCTATTGGTAAATACTTTATATATTCATTTGATCCACGTATTATGTCGCTGGCTTTTGATGGAAATTTTTTGAAAAGAACATACATCATCAATCCACCTAAAGCTATACCAGCCATTTTATAATATTTTTGATTTGTCTGCAGTAATTTCCAATATTTTCCATCAGTATATACATTGGCTACTAGAAACGCAGTTATACCAAAAATAACTAATTCTATGCGCATTCTCTATATATTATTATGGTTTTATTCTGTCCAAAAACAATATATCAAAAACACACATAACAATATAAATGCGACATGGATATAATATCTCTTCATTTTCAATTCTTTATGCAAATGCAACTCTTTTGGTGCATAATGTGCGAAATAATTTTCCATCATTTCATCCAATGACAACTCATGTTTTCCCAAAAGCACATTATATTTATTATGAATAAAATTAACCCATCTCAATAATGAGTCTTTGCTAGACAAATACGGAGAAACAGGATAATTATCTAACATCACACTAAATTTGTTTCCCATTTCGGCATCAGGAATAAAAAGCGGTATATTTTGGAAAAAATCGTAATATTTACGTTTTGAAACCTCATTTGGATAATCAGGATATGTCATAGCAACTGTCTCTAAGAAAAACCAATAGTGCGGTCCCCATATTTTAGATTCTAAATACATAATACAAAGTATATAAACATAATTACATAAATAAAGCAATCGTAATTCCGAATGGAATATAATAATTGTAATAATTGTGGGAAAAAAGGACACATTTTTAATCAGTGTAAAATTCCAATCACTAGCATTGGTATAATAGCCGTCCGAAAAAATCCGACGAATGAATCCATCGAGTATTGTATGATATGTCGAAGAAATACATTGGGGTTTATGGATTTTATTCGGGGCAAATACTCGGTATTTAATCATTATCACATCTCAAATATGGTTAAACAAATGACACAAACTGAAAAGGAAATGTTGAAGACAATGGAATTCGATGATATATGGGATATTGTATGGGGTACTACGAAAAAATTATGTAGTCAATATAGAAATGAAGAACATATTTCAAGAGAAAAATTCAATCAATTAAAACTAGGTGTTTTTATTGAACCCGAAATTTCCAATTTACCTCCAGGATTGGTTATAAATTCTAATGATATATCGTATAATAATTATAGAAGCAATTTGAATAGTTATAATTTATATACAATAATTGACAGTTGTGAAGATAATTGGATAGAACCAGAATGGGGTTTTCCAAAAGGTCGTCGAAATTTCAATGAAAATGATTTGGACTGTGGTTTAAGAGAGTTTTGTGAGGAAACCGGATATATATGTATTGGTAAAAAATGTAAAATTGTTCAGAATATATTTCCATTTGAAGAGATATTTATCGGGTCCAATTATAAATCATATAAGCATAAATATTTTTTGATGTTTATGGACTACGATTACTCAATACAAGCTATAAGCGAACCTGTGTTAAACTGTGAAATTAGTCGTATAGAATGGAAAACTATAGACAATTGTGTATCATCAATTCGACCATATAATTTAGAAAAGAAACAAATCATTGTAAATGTAAATAATGTTCTATTGAAATATAATTTCATATAGTTATTTGCGGACTATAATATGTAAATATATGTATCTACTATATACATATATTTATGGAATCGGTTGAACCTGACTCAAAAACCAGATGTAAAAGAGGTTCGAACACTAGAAAATATGTAGCTATTGGTAATGGGTGTTATACAAAAGATGAAATACAGAATTTTAAAGACGCACAAAAAGGATTAAAAAAACGAAAAGCTACACGGAAGAAAAAAGCATCATCCGAAACGAAATCGTCCATATCTGAAGAAAATGCGTTGGCATCTGTTGTAGATGAAGATAAAGTAGCATCTGTTGTAGATGAAGATAAAGTAGCATCTGTTGTAGATGAAGATAAAGTAGCATCTATTGTAGATGAAATTCCAATTGTTGTAAATGAAACTCATAATAACGAATTATTAAAAAAAAATGAAAAAGAAGAATATGAATATAACAAAAAGAATGAAGACCCTGATTTTGACGCATTATATCCAACAATAAATGATCCTTTTTTTAGTGAAAAAATCTCTAGACGCAAAGAGTATGAAAATATGAAATATGATGGAGATATTCGAGATATTGAAGGATTTTCAAATTATTTATGCGAAAATTCATCTTTTGAATTGATGCCTCATCAGCTTTTTATACGTAATTTTATATCTAGAAATACGCCATATAATAGTATTCTTCTATATCATGGTCTTGGATCCGGTAAAACGTGTTCAGCCATAGGTATAGCAGAAGAGATGCGAGAATATGCGAAACAAACTGGTACGTCTCAACATATAATGGTCATAGCATCAACAAACGTACAAGATAATTTCCGTCTTCAATTATTTGATGAACGAAACTTAAAACAAGAAGTTAATAATAATTGGACTATAAAATCTTGTATTGGAAACAAATTACTAAAAGAAATGAACCCAACCGGTGAAAATGTACTTCAAAAAGAAAATATTATTTCACAAGCCAATACAATAATAAATAATAATTATACATTTATGGGATATTTACAACTTGCTAATTTTATAATTGATCGAGTTATGGTTCCAACAACTGCGGCTTATACGTCCTCTCAGAAAAACGATATTGAAATACAAAATATAAAAAAACATTTTAATAATCGTCTAATAATTATTGATGAAATACATAATATACATTTAAATGATTCTAAAAAAGATACCAAAATTGCCAAACTTTTGCTCAAAGTCGCAAAATATGCCGATAATATGAAACTTGTACTTTTGTCAGCAACGCCAGTTTATAATTCAGTAAAAGAAATTATATGGTTAACTAATTTGATGAATGTCAATGATAAAAGAGCAGAAATTGAACAAAGCGACGTTTTTACAGCAGACGGTAGTTTTGTAAAAGGTAAAGAAAATGGAGATGCATTACTCCGTCGAAAATTGACAGGATATGTATCATATGTTAGAGGTGAAAATCCATATACTTTCCCATTTCGAGTGTATCCAGATACTTTTGCGCCAGATAAAACATTTTTGAATAAGGAGTATCCATTGCTAACAATGTCTAATAAAAAGTTGTCGTCATCATTAAAATATTTGAATGGGCGTTTATATATTAATCAGATTGGAGAAGAACAAGAGAAGGGCTATAAATTCATAGTTGAAAATATGATTAAAAACACAACAATCAAGGGAGATGCTCTAGATGAAAGCAATAAATTTAAAGATCCAAATTTTGAACGTATGGAGAGTTATGGTTATTCTCATCTCCAAGCACCATTACAAGCCCTTATTATGACATTTCCATCGGCTCTATTAAATCGTGTTATTATTGATTCAAAAACAAAACATATTTCAAAAGAAATGTTAAAAGAGGTTACAAATCAGATTGTTGGAAAAGAAGGTCTTCGTTCTGTAATGAATTTTGTAGAGGAAAATTTAGAGATTGAACTCAATCCTGGCCGAACCGAAAACGAAGAGAAACGTTCTTATACAGTTTTCAAGAAATATAATTTTGAATATAAACCGGGTATTGAACGTATTTTTCACAAAGACCATATACATAAATATAGTAGCAAAATCTCAAATATATGCGACCGTATTCGAATATCGCGTGGAATTGTATTAATATATACTCAATATATTGATGGAGGTATAGTTCCGATGGCACTAGCTCTAGAAGAGATGGGTTTCACTCGTTATGGAACAGGGCAACATGTTACGCCTTTATTTAAAAAGCTCACTACTAGAAATATTGGACCGCGAACACAAGTTGATCCGCTTAATGCGGTTGATTTGCTACCACTTTCAACCGTTGGTAAAAGTTCTTTTTCACAGGCTAAATATATGATTTTATCAGGAGACAAGTATTTTTCACATAATAATGCCGAAGATATCAAAATCGCAACAGATAAAGCTAATATAGATGGTCGAAACGTACGGGTTATTATAATATCAAAGGCGGCATCTGAAGGACTTGATTTTAAATTTATAAGACAAGTACATATTTTAGATCCGTGGTATAATATGAATCGTATTGAACAGATTATAGGAAGAGGTGTTCGAAATATGAGCCATTGTGGACTAGCTTTTAAAGAACGAAATGTAGAGATTTATTTACATGCAACTGTTTTATCTGAAGAAAAAAATGAATGTGCTGATCTCTATGTTTATAGATATGCAGAGAAGAAAGCCATTGATATTGGGATTGTAAATAGAATTATGAAATCAGTTTCAGTAGATTGTATTTTGAATGTTTCACAAATAAAATTAACATGTTCAAATCTTAATGGTAAAGATGATAAATGCGAAAAAACTCGCAAAATAACAGACAAATCTCTTAATGCGATTTCTGCTAACCAGAGAATTAAAATTCATTCATCTACATGTGAAGACCCGGAAGGTATATCATTTCTTATTGGTGATAAACCTTTTACTGAGGCATGTGACTATATGGAATGTGATTATACTTGCCCAGTTAAAGATATCACAAAAAGGCCGACTATAATAGAAGCAACTTACGGTAAAGACTTTATAACCTCTAATTCAACCGTAATTATAGAGAAAATAAAAGAATTATATTCCAAAAAAGACAATATTGTGAAATCGTATCATCGAAAAACTATAGATAAACTCTTAACATCTCCAATAGGTAAGTTTGGTATTATTCCGAATATCAATACAAAAGAGATAGATTTTGCTCTTACAAAGTTAATTGATAATCAAAATGAAACTATAATTGACAGTTTGGGGAGAACAGGTCGGCTTGTAAATAGAGGTAATTATTATATATTTCAACCAATAGAAATAAGAGATAATCGTTCGTCTATTTTAGAGTCGTCTCTTCCAGTTCATAAAAAAGAGGCATCTATAAAGTTTGAAATTATTAAAAAAGATAAGATACGGCCTCCAGATGTGGAAGAAGCTGAAGAACAAGAACAAGAACAAGAACAAGAAAAAGATGAGCAAGAAGATCTTGATGAAGAGGTTATTGAAAAAGAACAAGCAGTAGAACCCGCAATAGAAAAGCAAAAAGAAAAAAAAATATCAGATTTATTAATTTATTTACAAAAAAAACTAGATATTATTAAAAGAGAACCAGAAAATATTCCAGCAACAAATTTGGATTGGTATATACATTTAAACTCTATTGGAAAAGAAGAAAAAAGAACAAAAAAAAATCCAAACCCTATTAAACCAATATCAGTAAAAGAACATATTCGCCAAAAGTTTGGACATATTTTTAATATTACAGATGAAGATATTGAAAAATATTCGGTTTTTCATATGTTAGACACGTTGATTTATCCAGAAAAAGTTATAATAGCAAAACATATTGTTAGCATTAAAGCAAAAACAGAGTTAGAGCTCTATATTTTAGAATATTTTAAACCATTAATTTTTAAAGATGAAGATGAAATAAAAATACTAATTGCAAAATACAAGAAAAATATGGGAATTTATAAAGATCCAGAAACTGCACAATGGGAAGAGTTTGACCCAGACGACGATTCTAAATTTAGAGCAGAAGTGTCAGAACGATTTAAACAAGAAATACATAGCTTTAGTGAGTTCTTGGGGTTTGTTGGAACGTATGAGAAAAAAGGCGTTAAATTTTTAGGATTTCAAATAAAAAATATGAGTCAGAAAAAAAATAATACAGGCGCTTATTTACAAAATTATGTAAAAAAGGAGGTTATTAAAAAAATAAATATGTTGATAGATATTTTATCAAAGACACATAAAAACTTGGAACATTATTCTGAAAAAATAGATATTTCACAAGTAGCTTTATGTGCAATACTTGAAATTATTTTTAGAAAACTCAACGATGATGATAAAACCAAAGTATGGTTTCTTTCAATTGAAGAAGGTATTGAAAATAGAATTGAAGCTATATAGAGAGGATCCTTATATAATTTATAGAGTCGGATCCTTATTGGTCGGATATATTTTGATCCTTATTGGTCGGATATATTTTGATCCTTATAAAATTGAATCTGTAAATACTTTTAATAATTATATAAACATATAAAACATAACATTAATATATAATAAATTTATAAAATGGACAGAGAAAGAGAAAGAGAAAGAGAAAGAAAAACTAACGTCGTTGATACACAAACTAAATATGGTGTATATGTTCGTTCTATGTTAAATATGAAGATTGCGTTAAAGATCACAGAAGTCGGAAAAAATATAGCAAAAAATCTCGAAAAACTTATTATAGCAAACACTGAAGGCAAATGTATTCCTGAAGGATATATTCGTTCAAATTCAGTAAAAGTAATGGCATATTCTAGTGGAAAAGTAAAAGACGACCACATTGAATTCGAAGTAGTATATGAATGCTTGCTTTGTTATCCGGTAGTTGATATGATAGTTGATTGTTTAGTAACCAATGTCACTCATGCGGGTATTCATTCTCATGTAAAAGATACCGATAGTGATAATATTCCGATTACAGTATTTATTGCGAGAGACCATAATAATACAAGCAAGGCATTTAATGCTGTGAAAGAGGGAGCAAAAGTAGAAGCCCGTATTATTGGCGTACGATTTGAATTGAATGACCCATCTATTACAGCAATCGCGATTTTGGAAGAGAAACGTGGAAACCGATAAATTATCGAGTATCCCAATTTGTTTTTTTAGAAAAACAATTTATGAAAAGATATAAACGATTTATGTATAACTATCTATCAACCGATGTCAGACCAAATAGATTTAAGTGTTTTAAAAGATCAAATTGAGAAACTTAGTAAAAACAATCAGTTAGAAGTTCTCAGTATATTAAAAAATACTAGCGCGGCTAAGCTTAACGAAAATAAAAATGGGATTTTTGTGAATATGTCCTTTTTAACGAACGATACTTTAAAAGAAGTTGAAAAATACGTAAAGTATGTTTATGACCAAGAAGCAACGTTCAATGAAGTTGAGAACCAAAAACAAGATTTCAAAAATACATTTTTTTTAGCGAGCCAATAGGATACCTGAAATATACTTTATACAACAATATAAAAACAAGACGTATATTTATATAATAAATGCAAAAATCAAATTTTAAAACACCAACTGTTCCTGATTTCATACAGAAAATTTTTTTAAATCAAAAAAATTTTCAAAATAACTTGGATGAAAATGACGATGAAAAAAAAGAAGATATTAATAGAATAATGTTATCAAAAGAGATTTATCAAAATATTGTTGCAAAATTGAACTTCAAGCTACCAGTTGCCGAAGAAACCAAAGAAGAAAACGAAACTGTAATTGTTATAAAGAAACCTGATTATTTAATTTCAGAAAAAGTCGATATTTGTACTAGGTTTAAACCTTTGTTAAACGACACCATCTTCTGGTGTTTATTTGTTCGAGCAAATGGCGAATCGTTTTTTCAAACAAAACTCCTTTTAAAAACCAATATGACTAATTTAATGATGTCAGAAAAGAAATTGATGTCTGATTTCTTTAATAAAGATACCGATAAAAAAATGAAAAATACTAATCATAAAATAACGCTAGCTACTGCGGTAGAACTCAAATCTGACTTGATGACCAAGCCATATATGATGAATTATTCAGCATTAATAACATGTTGTTTATTTTTCAAATGCCCTATTTATGCTGTTATGGAAAAAAACAAGACTTTTTTATTATTTCAACCAAATGATTATGTAAGTGATACTGATAATGCGGCGGAAGATCCAAATGCTGTGGTTTTATATTCGGAAAAGGGGCGCATGTCAATGGAAATGGACGCAACAACAAAAACAGCGATGATCACAGCGCTGCGTGAGGGAACTGAATACTTTAAAATCGAACAATATGACAAACCACTTCTTGCTATATCCAATTATAAGAATGAAGAATTGCTTCATATCTACAGAATTTTATTCAATGATAGTCCAAAATTAAAGAAGCCCGAGTATTATGATAAAATTACTGAAAAATGCGCAGTCCAACTTTTAGAAAAATTTATTTAACTTTAGTCTAATAAAATAATAATATTATGCCCAAATGATGACAATATATGAAGCAATCCATGAAAAAAATCGGCTATACATTGATCTTTATCAAAACAAAAACAATTATATACCTTACCAACATTATAGACAACTATTGAAAAAATAAAAACTATAATAATAATACTAATTTTATAAAAATGTTTTAGAGATGCTTTATTATAGAGTATATATCCACCGTATAAAACAAATAAATAAACACAAAATAAATCAATATTCAAAGTTAAATCCGAATATGTATAATGATTGATAAGAGATGATAATATAAGTAATCCGCTTAGAAAAGCATAAATATATTGATTAGTACTAATTGCGCAAAAAACGTTTGTTAAAAAAAACAAAGATGTTATTATCAAAAGATAGTTTGGAGACATTATATATTATTCTATATTATACAATGCCGGTTTATTCAATAACAAAATATACATATGATCAAGCAAAAAAAATTGGTGTTGTTGTAAAACCATCCACTAATAAAACAAAGAAAATCGACGTATTTAAAAACGATAAAAAAATAGGTAGTGTCGGAGCAAATGGAATGAATGATTATCCTACATATATGAAACTAAAAGGAAAAACGTACGCTAAAACAAGAAGAAGGTTGTATAAAAAAAGACACGACAAAGACAGAAAGACTAAATGGACGCATGGGTGGTTAGCAGATAAACTATTGTGGTAATATTTTACAAACAGCTGTTTTTGATCTCTTCAATAAGATTGTCGGGTTTTACAATAAATAACCAACAATCATTATCTGTACATTTGGATATAGTTTGTTCGCTAATTTTTACATGAGTAATATTTGAAGTATAATATTGTTTCATTCTAATATTTGTAGCATTTAACAAATCTAGTAAATTATGTTTCCCTTCTGTGCTATCATAAACGTCTGATAGAATATCCATAAATCTATCTCGATTTATGTTAGGAACTTTTGTGCGATTTCCATCGCTAAAATGTTTTGGATACCTTCTTTGCCAAGACAAAGCTGTATCACAAATGGCTTGTTTTTTTTGTCCTGGATTTGGTTGAGGAATAAATATTGATGGAATTGGAACTGAATTATTTAGATTTTCGAAAATTACTGCGAGTTCTCCAAATGAACGATCTGAATAAACACTAACAACAATACTAGAATTATAAAACCATGTTGCGTCTCGATTACAACCATAATCATTTGTTTCTAATGGATTTACATGTTTGGTATTTTCGTTATATATATGTTTTATTGCACTAAATCGATGTAGTCCATCAATAATTTCAAATGTATCATTGGTACTATTATAATGAACATAAATAATTGTGTCGAAATGGGTTCGTTTGTCGAAAATCGATTTTGCAATAGCTCGCCACCGCGTTTCATCCGCGGGTCTATTATGTTTCCAATTTATAGGTTTCATTACATTTACAAGCGTTTCGATTGTAATTGATAAAAGACAATGATTACCATTATATTCGGTAATAATATTTTGCCCGTGCAATCCAAGAGTTTTTACTATATTCATGTTTATTGATTATTATATGATTATCAATAAATATCTATATTCAATTTTATAAAATTGAATGAATAGCCTCAATATATAGTAGAACAAATTAAATATATATATCTAATATAAAGCATCTATAATGTCGCACGATAATAAACCAAAGTCAGACATAAATTTCAAAGAAGATTTAAAAATAATGATAGACCATTATTTAGCGAGTAATCCTTTTGAAAAACACCGGGATAAAATCAATGAATTCGAAGTTCGATTTAATCCAAACCCACGTAAAGGAAAAAAGTTTTCTAAAATGGATTATGACGCGACCATTGTAAAATTATTGGCTTGTGGATTTCAATGTGATAATCCAACCGGAATAACAATGCTGCGCATACAAACACAGACTAAGACAAAATATGGCGAAACCGCATTCTCTAATGTTCGAGCAGAGATTGTAGGAGCAGAACTTGTCCAACAATATTGTAAAATTAATAATATCAAGAAACTCATAGATTCACCAATAAATAATGATTCCAAAATCAAATTCACTAAAAAATCTCCGGCGACTGATAAAAGTGGCCGTCCTATTCCGCGTATTTTCAATAACGACAATAACTTTAATATATCTTATAACACAGAAACTGATTATGGTGTGAGTTCGGTAGAGGCTAAACCAATTATAGATGATTGGGTAAATAGTAAGAAAACATTTCGATTATTAAATCGCGTTCATTTCACAAAACCAGGTTGTCCAATTGTTGCTGATCTCAGTATTATTAAAAAATCGGCGACTGCCAATGATATTATGATTCCAGAATATACAATTGAGGAATCCGGTCTGTTCTCCAACCCTGACCACTGTGAAATAGAGTTGGAAATAGATAATTCAATGGTTGGAACAGGAAGTCAATTTGATAAATCTGACGCAGTTATAAAACAAATGCAGTTGGTTATTCGTAATATTTTGAGTGGGCTTCAAGGAACAAACTACCCGGTTCCATATTCGGAACAAGAAGACGTTTTACAATCATATATGCGTCTTCTTCATAAGAAGAAAGATAGTCCATACGAACCGAGAAAAGTTTTGAACCGAGACTTTATCGGTCCATCATCAATTACATTACATCTTAAACATATATCAGAAATTGATGAAAATTCAAAAGATTCCAATATTCGTAATAATTACTGTGTTACTGACAAGGCAGATGGAGAACGCAAAATGTTATACATTGATACAAAAAACGGAAAAATGTATTTGATAGACACTAATATGTTTGTTCAATATACTGGCTGTACTGTAAAAGATAAAACATATTGGGGAACACTAATTGACGGAGAGCATATCAAATATGATGCCGCCAAAAAATATATAAATACATATGCCGCATTTGATATTTACTATATCGCTGAGAAATCCGTAAGAGAATTGAATTTTATGTTTAACGACCATTCACTCACTCCAGAACAAATGATAAGACATAGATTGCCTCTTTTACAGAAGGTATTTGCTGAATTAAAACTTGATACATCCGCATCTGATTTCAAAATAAAAACAAAGAGATTTTTCGTATCAGATGCTGAGACGACTATTTTCAATGCATGCTCTACGATTTTATCGGACATAACGGACGGAGTGTATTTATATAACACTGACGGTTTAATATTCACTCCTATAAATACTGGCGTAGGAGGTCATGCTGAAGGACATACATCTGCTTTGGAAAAAACGACTTGGTCGCTATCTTTCAAGTGGAAACCACCTGCTTTTAATACTATTGATTTCATGGTGAAATATAAAAAAGACAAGAATGGAAAAGATGAAATTCATACACAGTTTGAGGGCGGTATTAATTTTGCTGCAAACGACGCAAGACAACATCGAACAATAATGTTGTTATGCGGATTTAATCAGAAATCACATTCATATATTAACCCATTTCAAGATATGATTGAAGACATTATTCCAAACCCGGGGGATATTGATAATGAAGATACATATAAACCGGTTCTTTTCCAACCAACACAACCTTATGATCAGGAAGCGTGTTTTGCTAATATAAATCTGGTTCATGGACTAAATATGATAACGGAAGAAGGAGAAGTGTTTGAGGATAATATGATTGTTGAGTTCTATTATGATGGCAATAGAGAAGCAGGATGGCGCTGGGTTCCACTTAGAGTTCGTCATGACAAAACATATGAGTTGCGTTCATTGACTAGCAAAAATTACGGAAATGCTTATCATGTAGCGAATGATATTTGGAAAACAATTCATCATCCTATTTCAGAAGATGTTATTAAATCTGGAGAAAATATTCCGGATAATGATACAAATGATGATGTTTATTATAATACAATGAAAAATGATGAAAAATCATTTACACGAGGTTTGCGAGATTTCCACAATTTATATGTAAAGATGAAATTGATAAAGGGGGTTGCAAAACGAGGTGATACATTGATAGATTATGCGGTTGGTAAAGCAGGAGATATGTCAAAATGGAAATATTCTAACCTCAAGTTTATATTTGGAATTGATATTTCAAAAGATAATATTTATAATCAATCTGATGGAGCATGTGCTCGTTATTTGAATGAACGAAAACGAACAAATCGATTATTTGATGCAATATACTTGCCTGGAAACAGTGGATTAAATATTCGTAATGGAAATGCGTTCTTTACAGATAAAGAACGCGATATAGCCAAGGCAATTCTAGGAAATGGTCCGAAAGACCAGACCAAGATGCCACGGGCAGTATATAAGAGTTATGGTATTGGGTCAAAAGGGTTTAATATAAGCTCATGCCAGTTTGCGCTCCACTATTTCTTTGAAAACTCAACCTCTATCCATAATTTTATTAGAAATTTATCAGAATGTACTCAAGTTAATGGTTATTTTATAGCAACCTGTTATGACGGTCAAACTGTATATAATAATCTTATTAATAAAAAAAAAAATGAGGGCTTTTCCATACACGTGGATGATAAGAAGATTTTCGAAATCCAAAAGATGTATGACCAAAATGGGTTTTTCGACGATGAAAGCAGTCTTGGATATTCTATTAATGTATTTCAAGAAACCATTAATAAATACGCAGTTGAATATTTGGTAAATTTCGATTATTTGTGTAGAATTATGGAAAACTATGGATTTAAATTAGTGACAAACGAAGAGGCAAAATCTTTCGGATTTGACAGAGGAAGTGGAATGTTCAGCGATTTATATAGTAAAATGGACAAAGACGTTTCCCAAAATCCTGATTCAAAAAAATGGTATAGAGATGCAATGATTATGACCGAACAAGAGAAACAGATTTCGTTTATGAACAGATATATGATATTTAAGAAAACTCATAGTGTAAATGCGGACAAAATTACAAAAATATTGGAAATTAATGATGCCGAATCAATTAAAGAAATGGAGAAAGACGTATCCGAAAAGGAAAAAGAAGATTTCGAAAAAGCAGCAAAAGAAGCGCTTAAAAATGCGCCACTAGTAAAATTAAATCGTGGATTAAAAGCAAAAAAGAGAATTATATTAGATAAATATTCACCTATTCAAGATTCGGAAGCGGAAATTCAGTCAGAAGCAGTTGTATTCAAGGAAATCGAAGATGAACCAGAACCAAAACCAGAGGAGAAAAGAGCGATCGTAGAAGACGTAGTTGAAGAAGCCCCTATTGATGTTGATGAAAAACAAGAAAAAGATAAATGTAAAAAGGGAACACGCAAATATGCCCCTCTTGGAAATGGATGCTATACAAAAGATGATATTGATAAATTCAAAGATAATAAAACCAAAAAAAACTTGAATAAATGAAAGCAGTTCGTTATAACCAATTTATATCCAAATGTTTATATTGAGGATTAGGTTCCCCAAACATTGTTTTTTTATGCGATAAATATTGAAAAACGCCAGTCATATTGCCTCGAAATAAACATA